AGGAAGTTAGAGATTCGAGCAAACCGACATGATGTGCACTGGAAACGACGTGCCTTAGTCCTTGACCCCATCCCTTAGAAAGACGAACATGCTGAGAGCCCGGTTTCATCATTGTCTTCATCAAGTCCACTTCCCATGGTTTATATCCTTCATACTTGCCTAGGAAAGCTGACTTAAGATACTTCAATCCTTTCTTTGTGCTTTCAATTTCTGGATGGTCTCGTATCATTGAGAGTGTTTCATAGGGAATGAGAATCTGACGATTACACATCAAATTACTATCTCTACAACTAGCCATAAATAAACTCTTTGGGAAAACACAACTAGTGACTCCTATATATGCAGAATTAGGGGGGTTTTGACACCACTTGCTACCGTCATCATTGCAAGAAGCGACTTTGAAATCTCCTTTAGTTTGAGCCACTTGATCTGCTACTCTAGCCGAAAACTGGTCAATTCGACTATTCTTCACACTCGCTTTCGTCAACATGTCAGAAGGACTATCTCTCAGAATTTTTCTCCACAAAGATTCGAATAGCAACATTTCTATTCTTCCATCGAGCACATGTATCATAATCTCTCTTACACCTCCAATCTGAGCTTTTGGCGTAACATGAAGGTAGAAACCACCCACAGCTTTCTCTAAAAATTCCAACCGTTCTACGAAGCTCAGTAGTGGTAAGGTTTTCTTTATATCTTCCAAAGGAGCTCTTGGATCATTCAAAATGGCCTGAAGACATTTTTGGCGATTCTTCGGTTTTTCTTCTCCTTCCTCAAGAGCCGTGAATTCTTCTGGTTGTATGATTGCGGAAGATTTGAGGGTAGCTAAAGTTTCAGCCTTTTGCTCTAGAATCACTTCGACTAACAACTTCTTTATCCATTCTTTCCATTCCAAATCATTTGGAGAGTTGACATTCATTCCCTTAGACCTTGCGATACTTCTGAATAAAGCGTCACCTGCAGATTTCACGCAAGACGCATTAAAACCAAAACTGCCGATGTCTTTCAATTTTGGGTTTGAAAAACCCGTTTGATTGGGATCGAATTGACGAAACTCTGCCTCAATCATTTTAGAGACTGTAGCTAATTCTCTCTCTTGAGATTTTTCGTCCTTATTGTGTAAGTAACCACTATAAAAAATGGCCATGGAACCTTCAAAGGAAACTTCTCGCAAATTCACTATAGACAACAAGCCAGAGAATTCGACTCTAGCTCTTATCTTTGTAC